GTGTGGGTCATATCTAGCCTAGCATTAATGGATAGCTTTACCATAGCTGACATATCAGAGTTAGAGGTAAAACTATCTACAACTTGCTTCATCCTTACAACTCTACGTTTATTAACAATAAAGGTATAATCCCCTATGGTTGTCATAGCTATATCATTTTGTGGAGACTTTGTCGTTATGTAGTTTTGATGCTGTGTTACACCTTCTACTGGATACTCAAAACCCTTTAGGTTCATAACCTTGAGGTCTCCTTTGGCATCTAGCTTTATGATGTATCTCTCATCTTCGTCTCTGTTTATCGTATGCCAAAAGGGTTTAGCATAGCCTAGACCTGAGCTAATGATACTCACAGGAGGTCTTTGACATAGTCCATAAACTAATGAGCTTATGGCATTTTCTTGGTAGTTGCCTTGCGTCTCAAGCCTTAACGTAGGGGCTTGTTGGCTCATACCATTAAAAAGCCCTGCATAGTGTTTAGTTATTAGTGTTTGCATTTGTTACCTTTAGTCTGTATTTAGGTCTTACGCTAGATGTGACAGCTTCAGGGTTGTTCTCCTTATCAAGTATCCTTGAGACACTCTTAGAGTTCATAAAGGATAGTGGAGCTAAGCTTTGACCTGCTAGGGCTTTAGCTCTTACAATCATCATCTCATCTAGTACGTATTTTCTAGGGCTAAGAATAGCTGTTGGCTGATGTAAGAAGCTTGCTTTATATCTTGCATAGCTAAATACTGCTTCGGGTATCTCACTATCTTCTACACCCTCTTCAATACCTAGCTCAATCTTAACCTCTCTTAAAGCTCTGTTGTAGAGTGCTTTAGGAGCTATTAGGTTTGTTATTAAGCTTGCTTCTGCATTATCCATATCCTCAGTTGTGATAGGTCTTTGAGCTTCAGTAGGTATAAGGATACTTTGAAGTCTAAACATAGTCTTGTTAAGGATGTAGTCATTTATGACAGAGTTAAACTCACTTTGTGTATAGCCATAGGTAGCTATAAACTCATCTGAAACTTTTGCATAAAGCTCAGGTGGATACAATCTATTTGCTATTATTGCTAAGCGTAAGTCAAGCTCATTTTGGTTCTTTTCAGCGTCTGATATGACATAGTTATCAGGATTTAGGATTGACTTTTGAAAGTTATAACTAGCTATGACCCTTAGGGTTTGTGTTATATTACTAGAGTTACTTAGGTCTGTTGGGATTACATTACTAAAGCCATAGATTGCAAAGAGTTCTTTAGCTGTGGCTTCTAGCACCTCCATAGGTACTTCTCTTCTTGTTATGAGCCTCTTCTTAAAATCTTGATAGCTTTGCTCTACACTCTCAATGCTTAGTGGGTATTCATCAACCTTAGCAAAGAGTATAGCTTCAAGCTTGATGAGTGCTAGGTTTTGCTTTAAGCTCTTAGGCACAAGGGCACTAAAGCTATAAAGCTCACTTAGCTCTGTATCAACTTCTGCTTGGATGTTCTTAGGTATTAGCTTCTTTCTTATGATAGCTCTTTTGTTATATGCTTCATCCTCTGCGGTAAATTCGTGTAAGACTTCACTTGATACTACGTTTGTTTGAAACTTACGACCTGCAACTGCTACAACTAAGTTATAGACCTCTATTGGCATACTATTAAGTGTGTTTATGCCATTATAAGCAAAGTCATCATTAGTGTAAGGTAACTCATCTATTGCATTTTGAAGCATACGTTTAGCCATTAAGGCACTAGGGTCATTCATATCCTCTAGCATCTCTTGACCTACGCTTAACAATATTGTATTTACTGCATCCTTTATTCTATCGTTTGGCATTATTTCTCCTTATTTTATTTTTGACAAAAAGGGGAGCATAACGCCCCCCTATGTTATGCGAATGAGCCTGTTGGGAGCTTGCCTGCTCCTACTCTATTCTTATCGTGGATTACTTGAGCCCAGTTAGCTGGCAAGGCTGCTTTACGGATTTCAACAGCACATTCAGGTCTTAATACACCCATACCACAAGCAAGGCTTGCTCTAGTCCAAGTACCCATTCTGCCATCATCATCCCATATCTTAGTAGTGATGTCTCCGCCTTTTAATACACCAACTGCTTCATTAGTACCTACAAAGGCAATAGTACCTTCACAGTTAATACCGTGATACTCATCGTAAAACTCTTTATTAGCTGGTTTTGTTGCATCAACGTTTGGTAGGTAGTTATGATAAGTTAGTGGGATACCACCAATCTTAAACACAGTGCCTTCTGCATAATCGCCTACGTTGCCATAGTCTTTGTTTAGTAAGGCTCTGTTCTCGATAATCTCGAAGTATGTATCAGGGCTTGTTACTGCAAAGATTTCGCCTGTAACGTTCTTTTTAATTAGCTCTTTCTTAGCAGCTATCAAAGCTTTAGCAAATGCATTAACTCTTGTAGCAAGGTCAGCATTAGCTAGGTTTGTATCAACTATTACAGAGCCTCCATCATACTCATCCATAACGTTCTTTAGACGAGCTGCTGTGATAAACTTCATCTGAATGTTGCGGTCATACTTTTGAGCTAGGACTTCTCCCATCTTCTTTGTATATTCTTTACGTGCATCGTAATGCAACATACTTTCATTGAAATCATCAGTGAAGAATGAGCTTACAAGAGGTCTATCAAGAGTAAGCTCTGATTTATCGTGAGCTACCTCTGAGCCTTTGATGTGCTCTCCTGCGTTATGGTAGTAAGCACCTATGCCACCAATGTGCTCGAAGCGTAATGACTTAGCACCATTTATCTCTTTACGTTGGTACTTACCCTCCATAGCTACGTTTTTCTCGAAGCTAGATAGGATTTCTCCAGTTACCTTTTCTACTAGAAGCTCTCTATCATTAGCCTCTAAGCCACTAAATGAGCCGTTCTTGCTACCACTATTTAAAGCTGTTGCTTTATCCATCTATGTTCTCCTTGTTGTTATTGTTATTTGAAGCCACCAAGCCTTAAAGTGTTGGCTAGCTTTTCATCTACTTCTGCTCTGTATTGAGGGCTTTTGTTATACCTCTCATCAGAGATTGCATTGGCGTAGTCTCTACGTGTTAGAAATGTATCGTTTCTAAGACCTCCGCTACTTGTCTCTCCCATAGTTAGCTTAGGCTTACTTGAGCTATTTAGGCTCTTTCTTGCATACAAGCCCTTAATGGCAGCATTCATTCTTCTTTGGTTGCCACTATTTATAGCCTCGTTATAATCCTCTATCTCATCTTCTGTGAGGTTCTCGCTAGCCCAAGCTATCATATCTGTATAGCCCTGCTTACCACCAACTAAGTTATAAGCTTGATTGGCTGCTTGTTCTGTTACGTAAGCTGAGGCTACCTTTAGGTTTTCTATATAGTTATCCACTAGGTTCTTAGGGAAACTCTTATATAGCTCCTTACGTGATGCCTCTCCAATATCGCCTGTGTATCTTAGTTCGTTCTCGTACTTTGAGTAGTCGAAGTCTTCGCTAGGGTCATAAGTCTGTTTAGGAGTATCTTGTGGTTTATCTGTTGTGATTTTAAGACCAGCATCTTGTCCGTTGTCAATGGTCTTAGCACTAGCTGTTTGAGAAGGTATCTCTGTTTTGCTTGGCTCAGTGCTAGTCTCAACGTTAGTATCCACCTCGTTACCAATAATGTTATCACTCATTACTCCTCCTTAAAACCTAATGATTACCTGAGTATCATCAGTGTTCTCCACTGGATTAGCTTTACCTACCTTAAACTCTTCACTCTCACTAAAGCCCTTAGCTTCTACTGCTAGGCTGTCAGTGTTAGACTTAGGTGTCTCTTTGGTATTCTCAGCTTGCTCTAGGTTCTCATTGTTCTCTTGTTCGTTCTTGCTAGTATTCTTAGCCATTTATATCTCCTTGTTGCATTTGTGTCATTTGTTGCATTACGCTTGGGTCTGTCATAGCTTTGCTAATGCCACTCACTAGGTTTGGAGTAGCCTTACTCATAAGCTCTTGTTGCTGAGTTTGTTGTTGTTGCTGTGCTATGGTGTCAGCATCCAAGAGTATGTCAGTATCTTTTATGCCAAGCGATGTAGCTAGGCTCTTTAATACGTACTCATAGTTAAGCATAGAAGCTGCTTGAGGTGCTAGAGTGCTAGCTGTTTGCATAAAGGTTATAATCTTGTTATAGTCTTGTCCTCTACCTAAGCCCTCTAAGCCTGTTGTAATAAGTGGTTCTATGTTCTCACTACCTTCAGGGAATGCTCCACTCTCTCTTAGCTTTTGTATCTTTAGCTTGATATAAGGGAGTTGAAACTCCTGAGATAACACACTATACGTACCACCTAAGCTCTCTTCAAGCTCACTTGCCATTGTCCTTATCTCTTCAGCTGTTACTCTTTCAGCCTGCCTTTGTATGCTAGAGTTCATCATAAAGTGAAATGCTAGGTCTTGCTTAAGGTCATTAACGCTCTCTCTTATGGTTGCAATGTCTGCGTTCTTATTAACCTGAAGCACACTAACATCTTCTGCGTTACCCTCAAGCACCTCTAGGTTCTCAGCATTTGCAATATCTACGCTTCTAGTTGTGCCATTAGGACTTACAAAGAAGAGCACCTTAGCACTTGCACTACTAGCTTCTAGCCTTGCTTGAGATAAGCCTTCTAAGCTCCTTAAGTCTCCTATGACTTCATCTACATAGCTTCTACCATAGTTCTCATTAGGCAGTGCAGACCACCTAAGAGCTAGATAAGGTAGCTCATCTTTCTCAAACTCTCCATCAGCTTCAGGTAAGCTAAAGCCACTTACTTCTTGCGCTGTTATCCACTTGTCTTTGTCCTTATCAAGATAGACCCTTGTATAAAGCTCTACATAGTTCTTTGAGCTTTCTAGTTGCTTTGTTTTAGCTAGTACTGCGTTTCTAATAGTTTCATCAGTTATAGCCATAGGGGCTATCTGCTCTTTTATTAGAAACTCTAGTAGATTGCCTAAGGGGTCTCTTTGACAAACGTATTGGTCTAGTCTGTAAATCTTTAAGCTAGCTCCTTTAACATCACTAGGAAAGTATAAAAGGGCATTACCTGTAATGATTAACAGCCTTAAGAATTGAAAGATTTGCACCCTCTCTCCACTAGCTTCAATGTGATTTACAAGCACACTCTCCATCTGTGATAATGTAGCTTCTACATCTTCACTCTTAGAGCCCTCTTGGATTAAGCTAGGGTCAATAGTAAATCTAAAGAAGGGGCTATTTGGTGGTAATAGCGTTAGCATAAGCTTTGAAGCTAATGTATTAACACCTCTAGCTCCTTGTGATTGAAAGGGTTTATAAAGCTTTGTTTGCTCGTCACTACCATCAGGAGGTAGTAATGAAGGTATAGTTAGCTTAGCACACTCTCTTGCTCTCTCTAGGACACTACTGCGTTTATTTTCTAGCTGTTTGTATCTTGTAGCTAGAGATGTTACCTCTACCATTTAACCCCCTCTAGCTCATTACATTTAAGCCTGTGGAGCTATCAGTTGTCTTTTGGATTGGTATGGTAAGCCTTGAGCTACCCTTGCGTTTCTTTCTTTGGTTCTTTGTATCGTCACTATCCCCTACCTTTAACTCAGCTGTCTCTGCTGGAGCAGCTGGTGGTGGTGCTGGTTGTGGGTCTGGTGACCTATGTTTTCCGCCTCCACACATATTATCTGTCCTCCTTTGTTGGCATCTTGCTAATCTGTTTCATCTGCTAATCTCTCCTTTGTTTAAGTTTCTCTAGTTCATCTATTAAAAAATCTATAACACTTCTTTGTCCTAGCTTAAAGTAAAGTTCTTTCTTAGTTAGGTTAAAGTCAAGGCTCTTAGAGTTTCTTATGGATAATCTAGGATAAGCTTCATTTAAAGCTACTATTAATCTCTCGTGGTCTATGCTTATAGGTATAGCCATAACTCTCCTTTAAGATAATCTATAACCCCCCTTACCCCCCTTGGAGAATGTGTTTTTCTCCTATAAGTGGCGTGTGATTTCAAATGCCCTATTTTAGGGGGTTTCTAAAGGGTGGGTAAATGTGCATTTCTAAGGTCAATATTAAGTGGTTCATAGTTCCAAAGAATAGGCTTACCACCTTTAAACTCATCAACTCTTAGCATCCTTGCTACTCTAGCTTGGACTATTGCGTCATCATTGGCATACATAAAGTAATCGTCTATGTCGCCCTCACACTTGTCATAGTAAGGCTTCATATACCAAGAGAGAATAGCCTCCCAAATATCTTTACAAGGTAGTGCTTTCTTTACTATCTTGTTACCTTCTAAGCTTATAGACCACTTTAGGTATTCGTTTAGGATTTCTTCAGCCTTTTTCTTACCTATGCCTTTACACCCACCATAGCCATCTGTGCTATCTCCTGTAAGCACCTGTGTAAAGAATACACGCTGTCCTTGAGCGTAGCTAAGCTCATACCTTAAGTCCTTACGCCAGTTGTAGTGCTCTCCCTCAACTTGGTTTAGGTCTTTATCTATATGAGCTAAGATGTTGTTTATTGGGTCATTGCTAAGATGTATAGAGCAAGCGTCATCTGCTTCTATCTTAGTAGTTATCTTTGCACCATACTTGGTTACTGCATACTCTTTTAGCATTGGTAAGAGTTGTGGTTTTGGTAGGTCTTTTCTGTTGTGTTTGTAGGTTGGTAAGATGTCATACCTAAAGTTTGTTGCACCTGTAAGATAAAGCTGTGTCTTAGAGCACTTGGTGTTATCCTTTAGCTTCTCTATGGCTTCATCTAAACTCTTTCTTGCTCCCTCTTCATCAAGGACTACTACTTGGTTATCCTCTGAGAAGTCAAAGGTGCTCTCATTAACGCTAGCAGCCTCATAGAGCAAGCTATCTGCGTCTATGATAAGTGTTTTATCATTTTTCTTTAATAATCTCCTCGCCAAAGATAAGCTCCTTTATGTCCTCTTTGCACTGCTCTTTGTCTCTGCCTTCTTCATAGGCACGTATAAGATACTCCATAGCCATATTTAAATCCACATTACCAACAGGGATTACCTTGCTTAATAGCTCAAGCATTAAAAAGCCTTGATTAGTCATATCATTTATGTAGGCTACGTTTGCTCTATGCTCTATATAGTCATCTCCATAGAATGTTGAGATTAATCTAGCTTGAAACACCCTTAGCCAAAAGACGTAAGAGCAGTACTCATAAATCATCTCAGACATATTGTTAGCTCTATAACTAGTCATAAAATCTGAAGAGATGTCTGTAAGGGTCATAGTCACATCCCTAACGTTAAACTCTGTTCTGTCTCCGCTTGTTAAAGCCCAGTCAAGTATCCTCTTTTGTTTGCTGCCATTTATCACTTTTCACTCTCCTTTATTTTTAGTAGTATTAGATAGCCTATAAGGTCAGTTATAGTATCTTCGTTGTAACTCTCATTACCTTTTGCTATACGGCTTAGCTTGTCATCAATGCGTACTCTAAGACCCTCTAGCTCATCAGCCTTGCTAAATATTCGCACAGGCTCAAATGCAGAGTTGCCATAGCTCTCATTTTTCTTTATTAGAGTTGTGGCTATATCTCTAGCAAACTCTGTTACCTTGTCTCTAAAGTCCATTTAAACCTCCTTTATGTAGTAGCCCTTGTATCTTCTCTCTTTAGGTTTAAGGGCGTCATTAAGCTCTTTAACTCTAGCAAAAGCAACCACACGTGATGCATATACAGCTATTGTCTTAGCTTCATTTAAGCTCTTATCAAAGCTATAAACTTCGTAACTCTTTGTCATAGCTATCCTTTACAACGTGAGGCTTAACAAAGAAAAAGGCTGTATCGTTCTCTTTGATAGCTCTTTCGTTTTGCTGGTTTGCTTCAAACTCTGCTAGCTTCTCATCAAAGAAGCATTGATGAAAGCAGGTTCTGTCATCTTTGATTATTCTGACTTCATATATTTTTATCATCTAGTCCTCTCCTCTTTTTCTAAACTAGGTCTTATTCTCCAAGACCACCACTCAGCACCATCATACTCCTCTCGCTCTAGCCAGTCAGGGGTATCTTTAAAGGTTATAAAGCCTCTCCAATACTGAGTGCCATAGCTCTTATCATAGTTAAGCATACTTACTTGTATCTCATCCCAAGGGATTTCTCCTTTACCCTTGTAGCTGGTAATAGTAGAGAGATACCAATCTCTTGCATATTCAAGCTTGTATTCATCTATCTTATGGTCTCCTATGAGCTCCATAGTTTCTTGTTTAAAGTTAGTCATTGAGTAACTCCTTGTTTTGATAAATACTACCTATAATCTTAAATCCACAAAGATGCCATAGTGGGCAGAAACCTTCTGTAGGATGTTCTATGCCATATGTTTTATATGTATTACCCCAGACTACTACTGCTTTAAAGCCTTGAAAGACTTTAACATTATCCTTTACACCACACTCTATTATCTGTCCTGAATATATCTCGTTCTCGTTAGTATCAAAGTAATTGGTAAACTCCATTAACACAAACTGTCCCTGAGTAAGCCTATAGACTTCTTCATTCAGTTCATCATCGTATATCACAACACTTTGAACTTCTCCATTAGGTAATAGCTCTAATATCTCTACATTAGCTATCTGATCGTAATCTTTGATGTATGCCTTATACTTTATTGATCTCATTTTATTAGCTCCTTATTCTCATAGATGTTTCCTAGAACCTTTATGAGATATACTTCATTAAAGTATTCGTTGTAATGGTTCTTAGCTTTAATGATATAGCTAGCTGAAGCATTATCCCACTCAACTACACCTATGTAAGTCTCCTTTGAAGCTAGTACGAAGCTAACGATATACCCTGTGTATATCTCATTACCTTCTATATCATAATGTCCAGTAAACTCTAATAACTCTGTCTTGTTGTAGTCATAACTATCTAAAGCAAGATTAAAAGGGTCACTTTGTCTAAATGATTTAGTATAAGCTACGCAGAAACTACCATTATTTACAGAAAAATCTAGTTGAAGTACATCTTGTAAGATATACTCTCCAAAGTCTAGGTTATACACCCAAACTTTATACTTGATATTCCTCATTCGTAGTCCTTTCTTAAACCTTTTCTTAAAGCGTCAAGAATATAGTAAGACAAGTCAAAGTCTCCGTCATTAATCCCTTTAAGTGTAGAAGCTTCTACTCTATTAAAAGCTATCTCTTTAATCTTATCTTTGATAGCTTCTTCGTTCTCTTTAAGCATACCTTGAACTAGGCTATTGATATATGTAGCTCTCTTATATGTAGCTGGTCGATAGTATCTATCACTAGCATCTGGTTCAATGCTATAGCCAAATAGAGCATAGCTAGATATGAACTCTCCGTCTTTAACCAGTTTCCTTAGTTGCTGTAAAGCTTTCTCTACTGCTTCAGGGTTCTCTTGAAAGATAACTTTTAGAAACTCTCCTGATATTGAGCCATAGACAGCTTCAGAAATGAAGTCCTTTATGTTCGTAAATTGGCTTACTTGCTTGTCTATATAGCTTCTTATGCTATCTTTACACATTTGTTTAATATCACTCTCAGATATATAATCTTCTACGTTTATTGTTAGTTCCATTAGTTCTCCTTTAGTTTAAATCCAAGAGCATATATAGGTTTCCAGCTAAGCGTATCGTGATTAACTCCAAACTCTTCGTCCATCTCAGGTATAGTCATTCTAGTAGGGTGTACGAAGTACTTCTTAGATATGTAGTCATAAATCTCGAAGTACCACAAGACGTCCTTAATATTGATAAACTCTTTCTCTACATATTCAGGAGTTTTATTTACCTTATCATCTAACCTGTAAAACTCTTGTGTTGCTTCAGTGACCTCATATACTTCAATGTCTGTATAACCTTCGTCTGATTTATAAACTAATCTATCTCCCACTTTAAACTTGGGTGCAGAGTTGGGTCTTATTCTGTATTCCTCTCTATCAAAATCCCAAGTATCCGTGCCTTTTGCAAACCAGCGTTGAAAAATGGTATCGTAGGCATCCACGATTTTACCCTCAGCATAGGCTGTGATAAGCTCTATCTTTTCTTCTGTTGTCATTTGTCTGTCTCCTTATTATTGATAGGTAATCTAAATCCTATAGAGTACATAGGTGTAATATCTGTTATCTGTCCTTTATAGTATTCTTGAATATCTGGTATTGTTGTCATAGTCGTATTAAGTAATTTATTAGCGTTATCTGGAGTTACCCCAGTAAAGAACCATAGCACTTCGTTTATATCTATGAAGTTACTATGGGCAAACTTTTTACTTCTTCCAACTCCACCATCGAAGTAGTACCAGTCGTTACTTATTTCTGTACATTTATATAGTGCTGGATTAGCTTTACCTTCTTCAGTTTTATCTACTAATACGTCTCCTACTTTAAACTTAGGTGCAGAGTTAGGTTTAATACGATACTGACCTAATTCAAAGTTCCAAGCATCTAAACCTACTGGTTGCCACACCTCTACTCCATCATATTCATAAAGACGTTCTACTGTCTCTTTGTTATGGTAAGCAGTAATTATCTTTATCTTTTCTTCCAGTGTCATCATCATATATCCTTTTAAAATCATTTGCAGAGCCTTAGAGAGCTTTTAACCCTTTAAGGCTATCATTTATCATCTAAGAAGCGTTCGTTTAACCTAGAGCTTCCTAGACACCTTTATGAGCCTCTTTGATACTTTCTAAAACCATAGTAAGCACATTTAAGCTCATTGCATTTCCTGCTTGCTTATACATCTGAGAGTTACTAACAACTATCTTGTAGCTATCATCAAAGCCTTGAAGCCTTAGGTATTCTCTAGGGGATAAAACTCTTATCTTGTCTTGTATAAGCACTTTAACTTGATTGTTTCCACCTGTTCCTGCTGCTGCTAATAAGCACGGAGAAGCACCCTCAACGCTATAAACCCTTCTCATATTTGCCCTAGAGCAATCTGTCTTTGCTACTTGAATGATAGATGAGCCTATGGGTTTTGGTAAGAGTTCATAGGGTTTGTTTAGATACTTATTGTTATCAGTATCCAAGAAGTCTTTAATGCTCTTGGTAAGCTTTACAGGCTTTTTGAAGCTAATGCCTAAATCCTCTTTACTCCCAACTAAATATAGTCTCTCTCTGTTTTGAGGTATCCCATAGTCTTTAGTGTTAAGGATTTGATATGTTAAGAAATATCCTAGTCCTTTAACATATTCTAATAACGTGTTAAAAGTCTTACCCTTATTTATGCTTAAAAGTCCTTTGACATTTTCAAAGACAAAATACTTTGGTCTAGCTTCTTTTAAAACTCTTAGATATTCATAGAGTAGTTGCCCTCTTTCTCCTGCTATGCCTGCTCTTAAGCCTGCGAGAGAGAAGTCTTGACAAGGGCTACCACCTATTAAAATGTCTATCTTGTCTTTGTATTTAGAGCCATCTATCTCTCTTACATCTTTGTAAAACTCTTCACAAGAGACGTTAGCTTCAAAGCTAGCTCTAGCATACTTATCTATCTCACAAGCAAAGACACATCTAACATCATCAAACACAGCCTTAGTAGCTATCTCAGCAGTTCCAAGCCCACTAAATAGTGAGCCAAGTCTCATCTTATTACCTCTATAAAAATCATCATAGCTACCAAGCCAACAATGCTTGAGAGCATAAATCTATTAAGGGCAATATCTATCTTTTCTTCAAATAACATCATCTATCCTTCTTATCAGTGTGTTTCTTTCCAAGAGTTGCCTATCTTGGCTTCTCCTGCTAGTGGTATCCTAAACTTAAAAAACTCTGTAACAAGCTCAAAGCTCTTTAGGCATATCTCACTAACTCTAGTGGCATACTCTTCTTTGACTTGGATTTGCACCTCGTCGTGAATGTTTGCCACAAACTCATAATCTTCTCCAGCCTTTAGCTCCCTTTGCAAGAGTTCATCAAGGGTTATTAGATATTGCTTCATCACAATAGCTCCAGCACTTTGTAGAAGCACATTAAGAGCTGAGTGTGCTGAGCGTATCTTTAGCGTTCTGCCATCTAAACCTTTAATAAACTTTTGGGATTTTGCTTTGGCTGCCACGTCTTCACGTAGGCTTGTAAGGGCTGGTAAGCTTTTTAGAAATCTCTCCTTTATAAGCCATCCATCTATGGCATAGCAGATAAGGTCAGAGTTAAGCTCTACCCATCTACCTTTGCTTACCTTAGTGTAATGCTTGCCATCCTTTGTAAAGCTATCTTTTAGAAATCTCTTTTTGTATTCTTCGTATTTTCTTGGATACTCAGCCTTAAGTTTCCTAACTTGCTCTAGGGGGTTGTTGATACTTAAGCCTATCCTTAAGTCTCCACCGCCGTAAAGCCAGCTGTATATAAATGTTTTTGCTGAGTTTCTCGTAGGTAGTCCAGCAGCCTTTTGGTTTGCTGTGTGTATATCTCCACTGACTACCTCACGTCCGTAAGCACCACCATCATAGCGTGCTAGATAGTGTGAGAGTGTCCTTAGCTCAAGTCCGCTGGCATCACATCCAACTAGCTTGTAGCCTTTAGGCACTATAAAGAGTTCTCTAAACTCTGTTTGATA